GCAGTTCCAAGCCCTCAGTGATTTGTTGATACGCGAATTCGGGTCGTTAGCCGTCTTCTTCGAGGTGAGTTTCTTCTTCATACCCGACATCCGGGCACAGAAGGACTTCTTGCGAGGGCCACCCTCCGGCTGCGGAGCCTTCAGGTTCATCCCCTGCTTCTTGGCAGAGGCACGCCCCTTGGCGTTCAGGCCACCCTTAGGGTTCTTGCCTTCCTTCCGCTGCCATGCGGGGGTCTTGGCCATCAGACGAACTTCCCCTTGGTCTTACCCTTGGAGCAGCAGCCGTCACCGCGCTTGGAGGCAGTGGAGCCGCCCTTGGCCATCTTCTTGACCTTGCCGCCTTCCTTGAAGCGAGTCTTACCCCGTACGCCCACGCCAACACCGTGGGTACGGCCCGGATCGACAGCGCTGGAGAACCGGTTACCTACCGCACCAACCGAGAACGTCGGCCCCATGCGACTAGCAGCGCCGGTAGGTTCGAAGGCATCGCCCATATTGCGGGGGTCATTCGTACGGCGCGTCGAACCCATATCATCACGCGGACCGTACGAGTCGCGGCTGCCGGGGGGCATACGGTAGTCGGGCATTACGCAACCTCCTTCTTGGTGTTAACGATCATCGGGTAGAGCACGTCGGGGCCGAAGTTGCCCTCGTACTCCTGCACGCCCATGTGGCCGAGCTTGATGGTGGGGTCGATCCAGACTTCGTAGCCTTCCTCGTGAGCCCGGTCACAGAACAGGTAGTCCTCGCCGATGTAGCCCTCGTCGGTCTTCATGAAGTCGAAGATGCACGGGACGGTGCGCTTGGTGCGCTCGTCGTAGTACCGCCACTCAGGATGCTTCTCGTCGAGCGTCACGAACACGTCCCTGCGCACCATCATGAACGCAGTGGCTACGCGCTTGGCTCGGACAAGCCCCATACCGTTCATCGTGAGCTCGCCGTTCTCGTCGTAGTCGAGAGTGGTGATATAGGTCTTGGGCACGCTACGCGTGCGCGGGACACCCGCAACGATACCCTTCTTGGGGTCCGAGGTCCACGCCATGAGCCGAAGGATGTCCTCCGGCTGGAAGTTGATATCTGCGTCGATGAACATGAGGTCCGTGCACTGGGACTCCAGCATGTCCTGCACGAGCAGGTTGCGAGCACGGGAGACAACCGAACAGCCGCAAATGCTGCCGATCTGGATGTCGATCCCGTGCTGCGGGGCGAGTTGGGCAAAGCGGGCTAGCGAGATAGCCAGCTTCAAGGAAACCTTGAAGTCATACGCTGGGAGCGCAATGAACACACTGCGCCCAGCTAGATCATAACCCTTCTCGTTCTGCATAAGTCACCCGTAGAAAATGGTAATGGAGCTAGTGTTGGTCACCGTACCATACAGTCCACTTTCAGCAAGGATACCCTGACCCGGCAGGATCATATACACAGCCCCTTCGTTCGCCACAGTGGGGGTGTTGAGCGTCAGTAGGGTAGCACCAGCCTGACCATCGGTGATAACCACAGAGCCCGCCGAAGCGCCGCACAGAGCGTAAACGCCCCTGATACGGGTCCGGAAGGTGCAGTCAGCGTTACCCTGCGTCTTGAACACGCCCGTCGCAGCGAGCGGCTGGGTAGACTCAACGTCAGTTTGCATAGCCATAGGAAGGCCCTCCTATAGAGCTATTAGGCTGCGGTCGTGATGGCAGTCCACGTGGTCGAGCCGTTCGTATTAATATACGCGCGAGTCGAGGTCGAGCTACCATCCGTGCGGAGGTAAAGCGAGCCCTGAGCAGCCGACACCGTCGGAGCGCCCGAACCGAAGTAGATACCAAACCCTGCGGTCGAACCCATCTGGACGGCCTGAACACCGCCCGCAACGGGGGCAGTAGTGCTGTCAGCGGTCAGGTTACCGGGAGTGGAAAAGCCGTTTTCCGAAACGACCGGACCCGAGAAGGTAGTAGTAGCCATGAATTATCTCCGTGTAGCAGCACTGCGCCCATACCGTCTCTGCTACGTCTGCTAGGTCAGTCGGTACGGGCATTAGTCCCTAGGTGCGTATGTATATCATCCGCAAAGAAGAAGGGGAAGAGGTTTCCCTCTTCCCCCACCCCCTGTTCATCAGGTCGAGCCTGAAGTACCCCACATGCCGAGGGGATCAGACCAGCCGAACGAATAACGTTCGCGGGCCTTGTACCGGACGTTACCGGTATCGAAGTCACCGTCCATGCTCGTGCTCATCGGAGTACGAACGAAGTGCTTCAGACCGTTTGGCACGTCGGTGGTCAGGAACCACGCGTTCGTGTCGGTCAGGAAGTGGTTGACGGTGTAGCCTTCGGGGATCGAGCCGTTCGACTTCAGCGCGTTGATGTCGTTATCGGCAGTGCCGACACGCAGTTCCGTCTCAAGGAGGCGGGTAGCAACGAACATCAGGTTCGGCGGCACGATCAGCTTACGCGGCTTGGCTGCGATCAGCAGGCCACGTTCGTCCTGCCACGCAGCGATCTGAATAACCGCCGCTTCGAGCGACGTTTCGTTCAGGTCCGCCTGAGTGGTGGGACGGTTGCTGTTGGTGCCACCCGAGACCAGCGGGTGAGCAGTCGAGAACAGGGACACGCCGTCACCACCGAGGTAGTTAGAGCTGAAGCCGTTGTTCAGGACCGCAGCAGCCTTGGTCTGCTTGGTGTACGCCATGGCACGGGCCAGAGCCTTGGTATAACGAGCCGAGAGGCTGTCATACAGGTTGTCTTCGATGGCTTCTTCCGTGAGCGAGAACCCGAGGGCAATCGTCTCGTGGGTGTAGCGAGCCGTGAAGACTTCCTGACCGTTGTCGTAGGCGATAGCCGAACCTTCGTTCTTCACCGGCGCAGCCGAGAAGCCCGAGAGCTTGGTTTCTTCTTCGAACGAACGCTCAGAAGTCTCCGTGTCGAAGATTTCCTTGTGCTCTTCGCCGTAGCGCGAGTATTCGAGGCCGAACAGGGCGTTCAGTCCCGGCAGAAGCTCCTTGAGAAGCTGTGCGCGTGAAATTGCCATTATTCAGTCTCCTTAGACGCCAGTCGGGTTGAGGTACGGGTGCATACCCTGATTCCACTTGACGATGACCTCGGTATACGAACCGGGGAAACCAGCAGGCGAAGTTTCAGGGACAACGTCGATGATGCGGACCGGCAGCGTCGAAGCGGTAGCGCAGGTAGCGCTAATCGCCACGCGCGAGTCACCGTTAACGGTGCTGCCCGCGTTCTGCACCAGCGCGCTGTTCTCGCCCACGTTCGCGCGAGTGACGAAGCTGATGGTCGTGCTACCAGCGGTGCAAACCGCCGCCTTGTACAGAGCATCCGGATCGTCCTGCACGTAGGCAACGACGTCAGTGATGTTCGTAGTACCGGGGTAGAACTGACGGAAGGTCTTACCGAACACCGGATCGGTGTACGAGCAACCGAGGAACACACCTACCGGGGTAGCAGTGTTGGTGCCAGTGTCCTTGTCGAGCGTGCCCGAGCTATTCAGCTTCACGACGTCACCGAAGAAGATGGCCGTCGAAGAGTTGGTAGCAATCGGGATCGAACGAGTAGCACCGGCGAAAACCTGACCACCGATCAGGTTAACAGGGACCAGTCCATACGGACCGTCAACTGAGGGATACGGCATCGTTAAACTCCTAGTTTATTTGCCTGAACCGAACGATGTCCGCGTTTTACGCTCCTTGAAGAGCGGCATACGGGCATCATTCTCTCGCATGAAGTTGCTGTCCACGGAGTCACTCTGGCTCTGGGTCAGCTCTTCGAAATACTTCCGACGCTGTTCCATGAACTCATTGGGCACCTTGCACAGCAGCAGACCTGCGACTTCGATGTTGTCTTTGAAGCGGCTGTCAGCATCTACAAGCATCCGGAACTTCGGCTGCTCTTCGATACGGACCGGCTCCCAACCCTCACGGAGGGCCGAGGAGATGTTACGGGCGTCGTTCTGTCCGAGCGTAGACACACGCACCCAACGGTAAGTGTATCCGGGCTGTTTATCCGGCTCAGGCAGCGTTGATGCAGGCTGCCAGACCTTAGGACGTTCCGCTTCCTCACGAGATTGGCGAGGGGTACGGCTGGACGCGAGCACTTCGTCGATATCGTCCATGAGCTTATCACGAGTCATATTAATTCTCCGTCTTCATCACTTCGCGGGCATACTGTTCAGGGGTGATCCCGAACTTCTTAGCGATTGCCAGCTGGGACTTGGTGAGCACGATCTTCTTGGGGGATCGACTACGGGAAGCGGGAGCTACGACCGTGGGCGGCTTGGACTCACGCGAAGTGGGCTTGGCCACTTCTTCCCCGAAGTAATCGGGGAAACGACGGCGCATAGTTGTGTCTACTGCGCCCCAATATTCGTCGGTTCCCGCGTACTGCGGTCCCCGTTCGTTTATGAGCTTCTGGTGAAGCCCAAGAGCGGCTGCAGTCATTTCCGGGTCGGAGCCATACCACGTATTGCGCTCTTGCCACGCAACAGTCTTGGCATCCAGACGCGGAGTCTGCACCTGCTGTACTGGTTGTTCTACCTCAGGTTCGGGAGCCTGTAAAGTAGGACGGTAACTATTGATCTGCTGCAGCCTGTAGGCAGCATTACTCATCTTTTCTTGGGCGTCGGTCAGCTTTTCAGCATCGCCCGACTCGTAAGCCTCGCGGTACTCACGCTTGGCCCGCTCCATCTCGAACTCGGCGTTCTGCTTGACACTCCCGACGAGGGTCTGCTCACCGTGCGACAGGCTCTCCTTGAGCTTGCGGTTCTCCTCCAGCAGGCGCTGGGCAGCAGTAAGGGCCTCGGCCTTCTCGCGCGCTTCGCGTTCTTTCTCGCGGCGCTCGTCGTGCCAGACCTTCTTCATCTGCTTGAGACGCGTCTTGACCTTCTCGGAGTACTCTTCGAGCTCGTCAGCCTCAAGTTCGTCAACGATCTCCTTGGGCATGGGTTCACGCCCACGATCTTCCGGAGGAGTGTCGTCCTCTACGTCGATAATAGGCGCATCGGGCTCTTCGCCCTCGATCTCGAACTCGAAATCGTCGTCATTCGGCTTGGTAGCCATCTTACTTCTCCTTTGTACGAGTTACGCTCGTTAAGCGCGGGTGATACCCCGAGGGTCTTCGACAACTGCTTCGACCGAGTCATCGTTGATGATCCGGAACTCACGGCCATGGATTTTGACGCGGCTGCCAGCATGCGGGCGGGTGAGGATGAAGTCCCCCTCCTTGCACCACGGGCCGTTCGGGAAGCGCTTCTCGTCCTTGAAGGCATCCGGGCCGATCTTGAGCACGAACAGGACCGGGGTGGTCAGCTCTTCGTAGTGCTTGGTGATATCGGCCTTGAACAGGCCCCCAGCAGTCTTCTCGTCGGCATCAGGGATAGCACACAGGATGCGATAGCCCGAGGGCTCGGGCAGCTGCCTAGCCTTCCGCTCGTCCGTATCTGCGAGCACCGTGGCGTTACCATCGGCATCTGCTATCAGAAACTCTGGGATCGTAGGCAGAGTATCCACTTCTACTTCAGTCGTCATTGTCGTCCTCCACTCGCTGCGCGATCTCCATGATAAAGCTATTCGCCACCAGCAGACCGCGATAAATGCCGCAGGCGTACTTATAGGCACCAAAGTCAACCGCGTGGCCCATAGCCATGTCTTCTTCGATAACCTTAAGTTCTTCTCGTATCTTGTTTGAGAGATACTTCAGTACTTCAGTGTCCATTACTTATCCTTGGTTTCTGCCTTCTTGGGTGGGGCAGAGGGTTGTTGTGCAGCCGTAGCCTCCTTGGCGACTTGGACGCCGATCCGGAGACCCTCAAGCTGCTGTTTTGCGGACAGGTTGGCCTTGTCCGTAGAGACCTTTGCGCCAACCTGCAGACCCGCAATCTCCTTCTGAGCGGCGATGCGCTCGCGCTCGATGTCGAGCCTGTCGTTCTTCTCGGCAGCCTCGGCCATGAACTTCTGGGCCTTGAGCTGCAGCTCCTGCTGCTTGATCTGGAGCTCCTGCATCTGCATCTGGACGATGGGGTCCTGAGCCATCTGCTGGTTCTGCTGCTGCTGAGCCTCGGCTTGGTTCTTCTGGAGGAGCTGCTGCGAGGCGATAGCCGCCAGCCGCGAGACTGCCAGCTCGGTGTCCTCGTCCATCTCTGAGTCGGGCGGAGGCAGTGGCACACCGGCCTGTTCCTCGACCTGCTTGCGATACTCGAAAGCCAGATGCTCTGCGATATGCGCCTGCATCGCTGCCATCATGGTCTGGGCGTTGGGGTTCTGCCCCAGCATCTGCTGGATTTTGGGGTCCTGCATCGCCGCCATGTGCACTGCGAGGTGGGCTTGGTGGTCTTGGTAGATAAACGCCTTCACGGGCTTGCCGTTGATGACGTCCATGTTCTCACTGATCGGATCGCGCGGCTTGCGGTCCTCGTCGTCAACCAGCGGGACGAGCTTCTGGGCGTTCTTGATGCCCAGCACCTCCAGCATCTGCCGGTGCAGGTATGGCAGGTCGTAAATCTGCGGGGCCATCTGGGCCAGCTGAATGACCGCCTGATACTGGACGATCTTCTGGGCCATGGTAGCGGCGTTGGGGTCCGATACCGGGATGACCTCGACAGTGTCGTAGTCGCTCTTCTTGGCCTTGCGGCTGCCTTCTTCCGGCTCGTAGGGGTAGCTGTCCGGGGTGTAGTCGCGGATGATACCCTTCAGGAGCTTGAACTCCTGCCGCATCGCGTAATGGACACGTGCTTGCACAGCCGACATCATCTTCAGCGTGCGTTCGAGGATAGCTAGAGTCGTACCCACTGGAGCCTGACCCGACATGTCGCTGATCTTCATATCAGCGGCACCAGCGAACTTGCGGCCTTCCTCGACGATGGTCCCCAGCAGCTGGAACAGGACGCCCGACGGCTCCTTGTACGGCAGCGGCATGATGTTGTCGCGCATGGTCCCCGAGGCGACGTCCACGTCGCGCCACTCGGCAGGACTGATCGGAGTGTCGTCACCCTTGACGCGCAGACCCTTGGTCTTGAAGCCACCCGGCAGGTTCGACAGCGTGCCCGCATCGACCAGCTGGCGAATGATCGAGGTACCCGACTTTGCGAAGGCACCGATCAGGTGGATCAGGCCGAAGGCATAGAACCCGAAGCCGGGGACGTACGAGTAGTGTACGAAGTGGTTGCGCTTCAGCTTCTTGTCGTCTTCCGGGTCCCAGTTGCGCCGGATCGACAGTATGGTCATCGACGCCTTGTCGATAGTCACGACGTAAGGCAGGGCAACGCCGTCGTCGCTTTCTTCCCGGTACTTGTCGTCCTCAATGACGAGATCGACGTGCATCTCCAGCAGCTTGTACCGGTCGTCAGTCTCGGCCCGGAAGCCCAGCTTCTCGGCAATCGCCTTCTCAACCTCGTCGAGGGTGTTGGTCGGCTCCCCGATATCGACATCACAGTAGAACCCTGACGCCTGCAGCCGCTTGAGCTCGTT